TATTACTCTGCGATCCACCCCATATCTGCGAGTGACTTCTTCTGCAAAGTCCCATGTGGTTGCCCCACCTGTGAGCATGATTTCGTCAAACACATACAAGTTTTCCCCGTCTTTTACGGCGCAGATCCCTGACATTGGGTCTACGTTAAAGTCAACACCTAGAAGTAGAGGGGCGATGGATATGTCCTTTGCTTTTACAGAAATATTGTCATCGGAGAATGAGACTGCAACGAGACCCGTGAGATTCTCGAAGCTGGCCTCAAATTCTTGCTTGAATGTTCGAGCGTCTAGTTGTGCTCTTGCTGCTTCGACCTCTTCTTTTGGGACGTTTCCCCCGTCTATTGTAGTATAACTCCAGCGATTCCACTCGCCTGTGGGGTCATCTGGGACGTAGCACCATAAGTCGTAAAACCAGCTTGCCGTGCCATCGGGTGTGGAAATAAAGAGTGCCCATCCTTGTTTGTCGGCTAGGGCGGGTCGGATGACTTGGAACCAAACCTCTGAGTCCATGAAGGCGGCTTCGTCTAGGACTACTCCAGCAAGGCTTCGGCCACGGAGAGCCATTGCGTTTTCGGTTCCTTTTAGTTCGATCATCGAATCGTTGATGAGTTCTATTTTTAGATCAGTCTCGTTCTTAGATTTGACCCACTCTCTTGGGACGAGCTTCTTTATTTCCTTCCAGGCGATGTCTTTTGCCATGCGGTAGGTTGGGGCGCAGTAAAAGTAGGTTTCGCCTGGCCTTGCGATGGCTGCTTTGAGGAGTTCGATGCAGGAGAGGTATGATTTCCCGAAGCGGCGACCTGCGACTAATACACGGAAGCGTTTTTTATTATTGAAAACTTGGCCCTGTGCCCAACGTAAAGATAGGGGTTTTGTTTTTACGGTCATGTACTACATAGTAATCATTTTTTGTACCTTTACCCCCGTGTTTATCGACTATTTATCATTTTGGAGGTTATTATCGTTTTAGTAGTATGTGTTTCTGTCTGTGGCTGAAGCTATTTTAGGGGGCATCGGTGATGCGCTCGTTCCAGGGGATTCAGGGATTGTAAAAAAGAAGAAGAATCCTGGGAGGTCTGCGGCCTTGGTTGTGAAGGCTAGGCAGCACAGGCTTTATAAGAGGCAGTTGGAGGGATTGACTGTAAGGCAGTTGGTTTTGGATCATGCTGCGAAGGAGGGAGTTTGTGAACAGACTGCTTGGTTTGATTGGAGGCAGGTTAATGCGTGGAATGATGAGGATTGGCAGAAGGATCGGGAGAATATGATTGCGAGGTTGCAGAGTATGAGGGTTAAGTTGTTTGAGAAGGCTGTGAGAAAGGGGCAGCTTCAGACTGCGGCTCAGATTTTGGATTCTCTTGGGAAAGTTGTTGGGGAAAGTGTGGAGACTGTGAATATTAACGCTCCAGAGCTTGCGATTCGTGTTGAAGCGAAGCCAGTTGAGTGAAGGGGTTATTGGATTGGGTCGGTGGTTTCTTTGTTTATCGTTCTCCTGAACCACGACAAGGATACTACAATTTGTTACTACAATTAAGTTGTAAGAAGTTACAAGTTCTTGCAGAGACTAGAACTCATCTGTCTAAAAAGAAATTAGTTGCGATGATTATTGACAAGGACAAGTCATTAGTGTAGTATAAGTATGTAGTACATAAAGGCTTATTTATGGATTAATCAGTAGGTTACGGGGCCGATGATACACCTGTACTACTTTTGCAACCCTTCCCCCCAATACAAACTTAAAAAAAAAAAAAAAAAAAAAAAAAAAAAAAAAAAAAAAAAAAAAAACACCAACACAAAAAAAAATCTCCCATTTGGGGAGATTTAAAAAATTTAATAAGCTTTAATTTCTTTCAGAAAAAAGTAAATTAAATAAGAAACACAGAACCAAACTACAAGAGATTCAAACATTTGACTCAAGCAGTCTTAATTGTGAAGCTTAGTTCAGAGTAGATACTCTTTGCCTGCTTCCATAGTGACTTAGTGATGTGTTGTGTATCTTTCTTTGCTCTTGCCTGACTTAGTTCATTTGCCTTGTTTAGGACATCTGACCAATCCTTAAGACTAGTACTTTCTAGTTTCATTTCAGCTTGAGCTAGTTTTCCGTTTAATACATCTAAATCATTTTGGTAAGAAACAATAGCAGTAAGCAACTGTCTCTTATTCATTCTGTGAGCTTTCCTAAAGTTTGGAGCTGTTGCATTAATACCCTCAAGATTGAGGATACTTAGATCAGCTAAATCGATACGAGGAAAAGAAGTCATTTTGATTTGGTAAGCAGTTGATAAAATTTTTCTGCTTATTTGTATTATAGAAAAGATTTTTTATTGTGCTACAAATAGATACTACAATATTAATAAAACTTAACATAAAAAAATTAACCTGTATCACAGTAGTAATTATTAAAACTAACAGTAGTAAAACTCTACAGCTAACGAAAAACGAGCCAGAGAAAAGAGCCTTACAACGAGATACAGGAAAAGAAACAAAAAAGAGCCAGGATAGTTCCCAACTCTATTAAAAAATTAATTAACTAATTGCCTTAGATACAGTTTTAACCGCATAGGGTGAACTGATTTCTGGCTCTCTTATTCCGTGTAAAGAACAGGCCATATTGGACCAAGCTAGAGATAAATCCTTATCCCTTAAATAGAGATAAAACTTACAAAGTGGGCTTAACTTTTTTTCTTTGCTCAAATAATAAGGAGTTAAAGAAAGTTTTTCTGTTTGGTACTTCTTGGAAAAAGTACGCCTACCAACTTTAAACAATCTTTCTTTAGGATCTCCATCAAAAGAACTGGAAAAAGTAATCAATACAGTTTGATTAAACTTTAGTTTTTTAAAAGTTTCGTACATTTACTTAACTCCTAAAATTCTAAGTTTTGCTTGATTTGCTTCATGCTGACTAATTCTATAACCACCAGTGTCGTGATCTAATTTATCAAGATAAATTTTTGCTCTATGAAGAGTGTCAAACTTTTCAATTATGTAGATGTCATTTTCGTTAGCAAAACGAACTTTAAACACTCTGTCTTTTTCGTGGTGAATTACTTCATGTTCTCCAATTCTTTCATGTTTGAAAATCTCAGAAGTTATGAAATAAGTTCCTGCCTCTGTGACTTTTACAGAGTCATAAGCTATAGACTTAAAAGCATTTATTTGACACTTAGAAAAGAAAGTTGGAAAAGCTTTCCTAATCTTTGAAATAGTTGTGAGCTGGTTAACTGTCATTTTAGGTTTTGGGTGTACCTTGTAGCACAATACCATAAATAAAAAGACTTTGCAAATAATTCTTTTCTCACATTCTCACTGAGAAAAAATTTGTGCTTTTCTCATTTTGTGATATTCTAGTAAATGTAATCACTCAGCTACACCAAAGCATGATTAACAAAAAAGACAAGTCTGGAAACTTTCATTTAGTCCAGACAATCACGGACCAGATACTTTTGATTTTTTCTCCAAACTCAGAAACTCAAAAAGTTTTTAGGTGTTGGCACATTTCCCAAAAAGAAAACGCACTTTATGAGTGGGAGAGAATCACAAAATGAACAAAGAAGATTCTCTTTCATTTATTCGCAGCGAATTACAGAAAACGCTCCAGGATGATCAAAAAAGATTATCAAAAGAGGAAATTCTTGAAATAGTAATTTCCTCAGGTCGTTCTCAAGCTTCAGCATATAGAGACTGGACAGAGATAGAAAACGAGCCAGCAACAGATTGGGATGACATCAGAAGTATTAGAAAACTTTCAAAAAATGGCTCAGACCATGAATTAATTTTTGATGCCTTCAGAAAAGCCATTCCACTCTATCAAGATCAAAATAAACATCTTGAAGCTTGCCAACTTGCAGCTCAATTCGCAACAACCAAAAAACAACTTAGGAGTTTTTAATTATGTCTTATCAATCCGCACTGCAAACACTCCAATGGTCAACCTGTCTTGACCTAGAAAATGGAGTAATTTACGAAGACTGCTTAAACTTTGAACCGTCAAAAGAACTTGAGCAAAGACTTTTAACCGATTGGGAAAATTTCCAGGCTCAAGCCATTGAACTAGGTTTCGATCCAGAAAAACACAGACTTACATATATCGATTTATCGCAGGGTGATTATTGGGATTATGCAGCTCATGATTTTATTCTCACAAGAAATGGACACGGAGCTGGTTTTTTCGATGGGGATTGGTCCGAACCAATAGCAACCAAACTCACAGAACTTTGTAAAAAATTTGGAGAGATAAACATATATCTCTCTGACAAAAATCTACTAGAGGCTTATTGATATGAGTTTCACAATAGTAGAAAAGGGAAATTGGCAACTAGCCATAAACCCTGTAGACACTCTCAAAAAAGCAGAGAGAGAACTTAAAAAACTTAAAAAAGCAAACCCTCAAAAAACTTATTGGATAGGCACATTATGAACGATCCAACAGAACAAGATTATCTCGATTTATACGAAGATTATCCCGAACCAACAGCAAAAGAACTAGAAGAACAATACAGAGAAGAAAAAATCGCAGAAGAGTATTGGTCAGAGACGGGTCATCCGTCTCTTTCCCCTTCACAAAGGAACACGCTCCACAGATGAAAACCGTAAAAATCTATTACTCCGATTCGAGGGCTTGCGTCGATATGACCAAGCCCGAAAATTTTAATGTAAAGTTCGAGCCAGGATTTTATTGGGAACTTGAAACTTCACCCTGGGAAATGGAGGAAATTCAAGGATTAATACGAGCCAGGGGATATGAATGGCATATTTCCCGTATGAATGGCCCTTTTGGTACTAAAACTTTGGCTCTTTATAGTATGGAGTTTCGTTT